CTCGCGGCTTTCCGTTTGGTGTTTTGTGGCTTTGTTTGTGCTTGTGCTGGTATCACCAGGACATTTGTGAGGGACTACTTTTATTCATATTTAGGGGGATGGCTGCAAGCCATTGTGGGCGATTGGTATTGCAGCATTTGTTTGTGGCTTTCGGGATGGAAGATGCATTTCAGGTTGCGCAGGAGGAGACGGTCAATTAAACTTGACGTTTCAAAACGCGTCGGCAAGGTCTTGGAGCTGTTGGATCGCGAGGATCTTGGAGAAGTGGAGGATTTGGTTATGAATGGGCAATACATGCGTGCTTCTGTGTTGTACAGCAGGCAGTGCAGGGTGGCCCTTCGTTTTCCCAAATTCTCCGCAGCCAATGAACACCTTGTGGTTGATTGGCTGAACAGGAACTTGCCGGAGGATATGCCGTTCTCTGTAAGGTTTAAGATAATTCCTTTCGCCGCGAAGCTGACGTTTGTGAAGTCACAACGTGAGTTACACGCTGACGAGGTATTTTCATGTCTTAAAGCTGCTGTTGAGATGGCATAGTGGTGCCGAGCCGTGCTGGATGGTTGTGAGGCCACAACATCATACATGGTAGACAACATCCAGGTTCTCTCGCGGTTCGGAGTTGCAAAAACCAGAAAAGCTTTTGTATATAGTTGTGGGGGTGTTAGGGATAACATCTTCTTTTATAATAATACCATCTCTGTTGCGTTGAGGGCGTTAACAGAGAGGTTGTACCTGGTTAAGGGCGTGGATGGTTTTGTCCCATGTCCTAAACCTACAGTATCATTCTCCACCTTGAATTATTTCAAGAAAGCCCTGCGCCGGGGATTCCGTGCTCTTCCATCAGCGTGGACAACTGAAGAGTTTGTCCACTCATACGCTGGTAGGTTGAGGAGCAGGTATGAACAGGCTGCTGTGAAGTACACCATGCGCGGTGTGCGTCGCAATGAGGGATATCTCAAGACTTTCATTAAGGCCGAACTGTATAATGGTACAAAGAAATTAAACCCTTGTCCTAGGCTTATCCAACCTAGGGATCCTGTATATAATGTGGGTATTGGGCGCTTTATACGTCCCGCTGAGAAACTTATTTATAAAGCCATTGACTCAGTGTTTAACCACCATGTAGTATTAAAATGTGACAATATGTGGGATCGCGCACGGACTATTGTCCAATATTGGGGCGAGTTCAAGAGACCATGCTTTGTGGGTTTGGACGCATCAAGATTTGACCAACATGTTAGTGCAGCTGCTTTGGAATTTGAACATTCTCTATACAATGAGATATTCAGGGATCCAGAGCTAGCGCGCTTGCTGAAGTGGCAGATAAAGCAAACAGGGTTTGCCAACATGTCTGACGGCACACTTAAGTATAAAGTGGAAGGGTGCAGAGCATCTGGAGACATGAATACAGC